CTTATTATCGAGCTGCAACAGTCGCGCCTGATGGTAACTTTTTTGCTTTTGCTGATAGACCATCGGGATCTGCGTTAAAGATCGAAACACTTATGATTCATAACTCACTTACATATGACGAGCTTATTATCTCATTGGCGACAGGTAATGTAAATAATGTTTGGATGAAATCTAAAATACCTCCTAATACCACATTATGTGCAGTAATGGCTGAAGCTCCGTACTATGTCCCAGCGGCCGACGATTTATACATAAAAGCTGAACTTGCTGATGGCGCATCAAGTAATACAGAATCCATTGGTGTACATTGTGCTGGATTAGAGGTAATATCATGATTACTGTATCAGATAAACATATTGTAGGTCATTACTCTATTAGGTTTTCCGCGGGAACAATGCCTAGATCAATTTCCTCGACGAGTCATGCAACCATTAGTGGTGAGTCTTTAAGTTTATATACCGCTAGTGCAAGTCAAACATCGGGAGTTACTAAGGGTTTTGCACAAGATGAATTTATAGTTAGTGGTTTATACGTTACTAATAAAAGTGATCAATCATTTAATGTGTCGTTATTTTTTGATTATGCATCAACGTATTCCAACATTGCTATAGTTCCACCATTGTCCACCATATACGTAATCACAGCTGATAACCCAATTAAGTGGAATGGTGCTGGCTTTAGAGCTAATTTAAACGGAAGACCCGGTAGTTCGATAGTAGCAGGTGATGTTTCAGTTCACATGGTTTGGAGCGCAGTTGTTAAAACATAGGAGCTAATTATGGGTACTAAATATACAATCGATTATGAAGATCCTACGAACTTAAAAGATGTAGTTGGTGTTATTGGTCATCAAGTGAGTGTCAGTCATTTTCAAGGGACTGACCAGAATGCTTCAAGTTCTTGGAATAATACGCAGAATCCAGCTTGCTTTAAAATAATGCATGCATCACAGGCAGCTAGTTCGCCGAACGACGCTTACCTGCGTGCGCAAATGAGACTGCAAATTGATGGTGGACAAGTTTTTACAATACCCATGATAGATGGCCTTTTTATGGAAGGATATTCATATATTAGACCATTTATTACAAGTTCTAATCCAATAATTTTTTCGGGAGACGATAGCGGTCAATATACAATGGAGTTAATTGTAAAGCTGAATAGTACTAATCAGGGCTCCGGCGCATCTTATGGTCGAACAGAAGTTTACACGAAAGGTCTTTATGCGCCTTAGAGGGAAATAATTATGTCTGGAGAATTTTGTCGATTTAGAAAAGATACTGCAACGTCTGTTAAACTTTTAGGCGCGCATGTGATATATCAAGCATCTGCTGGTACTTTTAGTACTATACTCGACCCACAAGCCAACAAAGCTATGATAATAGATTCTATCTATGTGCGTAATGCTGATACAGATGCCAGTGATGGGCCAATGCAAATCGAATTAGAGATTTTTAGCACAGGTAAACAAAGGCCATTTTTTGTTGCGCTGTTAGATCACGGTGAAACGTGCTTAGCTGCTAGTAAGTCGACTCCAATAATGGTAGATAATGGTCAAGATATTAGAATAAAAGCATTTCATAAAACTGCAGTTGCCCAAACTACAGTAAATGCATTTGTGTATGTATCATATAGGGAGTACGATGTTTAATGAGTTATAATTACTTTAAAAATAATGCGTTTCTTAATAGTGGAGGAATTTCATCCAGCGCCAATAATAAATCTCTAGATGCTATTAAAAGTAGTGGCGTAAGTGATTTAAGCGCTCCTTCTCCACAAATGCTGTATGATATTGACTATGAAGCAGTTAATACGTTATTTAATACGTATGATCATAATACGAGTCAAAGTACTATAACAGCTGGTTTAAAAAATGCAATAAGCGGTGCGAAGGTTTGGGCTACTCCAATAAATAATGCTGCTTTTGAAAATTTAGTTGGTACTACCACTACAACTCATGGTGATCTTCAAACTAACGGTCAATTTGAAAGAAACGTAATTGACAATGAGTCGTCAAATCCAATACAGCCGTCTAATTTTCCAGGTCTTACTAAAGGGTGTTTATGGTTCGCTATGTCGTTTTGGGCACCTGGCAACAGCAGCGGCGCGCCTGGACATCTAGGAACAATTTATATGAATTTTCCAGATTTGCCAGCTACTGGCTCTAATGGAATTAAAAGTTTACTTTATCCGATGTATTCTAAACGTGTCGAAGCATTTATTGTATATGGGCAATATCTCGAAAGTAATAACAGTCAATATGAAAACGGTTATACTGAAACATATTCGAGTCCTGTTGCAAGGTGGTATATATCATCGGAAGCTTATAACTATGGAAGTACTGGGTATTATACTCAAAGCGGCCCCTCATACAGAATTTCTAATAATGATGGCATTTGGGGCTTTAGAACTGACGGTACCGTAAATGGACACGACGGAAGCAACCTTAGTACGTACCAAGGAGCAGGTAAGTCATTTGGTGTACAAAATTACAATAGTAATGATGCATCAGTTGACGATGTATACTGGGGGACTTTTACAAAATCAAGCAATACATTCTGGCGAGCAAATATTTGGACGGTGACAACATAATGGCAATAGGAAATTTATCAAGAATAGGAAAAAAAGTACCTCTAACAGATTTACCTCATAAAGGTGGATCAATGGACACAATGGATTTTCATTCGTTAAGTAACGAATACCGTTTGTCAGCATCTTTGAATACTACTGCTTCGACACTAGTAGGAGGCTTTGGTAATAGATATGATATAAAATCAGCTTTTGGTGCATTGCAGGGTTTTAAGATTAATTCTCAAACATATATGAATGGTGATACTGATTATGATGGTCCTTATCATGTATCAGAAATATTTTTCGATATTGGTGCAGCTCGTTCAGGTAAGCTTTATATTGGACATAATCATACACTAACTAGTGGGAATCAATGGTGCGCAGATGCCCCAATGGTTGGTGCACAAATATTAGATATAGAGGGCAATCTTTTAGAAAACATTACTTTTACAACCACCACAATGGAACAAAGCGCCGGTCAATACGGCACACCACCAACGCCTTTGGTTTTAAGTAGTGCTACGTTTTTTAGTCTCAGTACGAATGGCTCTGGAGCTAGATTTAATTATCGGTCATCTACCGTCAGTTCTAGAACTGGTGCAGCTGATGGATTTGATAATTCGGCATTCGATGATACGCCATATCCTTTAACCACCTCAAGTTCTCAAGCGGCAAGATCAATAGCACAACAAGGCAACTACAACTATGTATACCGAGAAGTATCTAATAGTGGAACATACTTAAAATCACAATTTATGAGAACTACCGGCTCTTATTCGTTTCCGCGCAGAGGTTCAATTAGATTATCTTATGCAAATACCACGGAAACAGCTCGGTATTCCGATTTAGAAGAAAATAACACATTTTTAATAGGTATCTATTAATAGGAGAATATAATGGCATTATATACAAAAGGCGGGTGTTATCCACAAAGTATACCCGAAATGATTCAGCTTGAAGATGGAAACATTAGAACTGGTTCAACTACATATACCCCTGATGAAATTGCATCTGCTGGATGGACAGTTGCTCCAGATCTAATTGCATATGATGGGACGACTCATAACCTTAATTGGAATAGTGAAACTTCTAGTTGGTATTTAACAGAAGTTACTGCTGAAGATCAAGCTGCAAGAATAGAAGCTGGTTGGCGCGGAGTTAGAAGTGAAAGAAATTCTATATTAGCTGAGTCTGATTACATGGTAATACAAGCAGTTGAAGCTGGAACAACCATTGCATCCGATTGGGGTACATATCGCCAAGCGTTAAGAGATATTACTAATGAATCAGATCCATTTGATGTTACTTGGCCCACTAAGCCTTCATAACATATAAATAAACCATATAAATATAGTAAAGTAAGAGGTGTTTTAAATGGCAAAGCCAAACAGTAGAGCAACATTAATCGATTACTGCCTAAGAAATCTAGGTGCACCTGTTATCGAAATTAATATTGACGAAGATCAACTAGATGATAGAATAGATGAAGCTTTACAATTCTATCAGCATTATCACACTGATGCCACAGAGAAAGTATTCTTAAAACATCAAGTGACACAAACTGACATAGATAATCAATATATTGCAATACCAGAAGTCGTAACAGATGTCGTTAGAGTTCTACCTATTAGTAACTCTGGCTCTATAAGTGCAGATATGTTTGATGTAAAATATCAATTACATTTAAACGACATGTATAAACTCGGTTATATGGGCAATATTCTAGAATATGTTCAAACACAACAGCATATGTCGACAGTAGATCTTCTTGTTAATTCTGATGATAAACGAATCTCATTTAATCGACATAAAGATAGATTGGATATTGTAATGGATTGGGCCAATGAAGTTTCAGTTGGTGAGTTTATTGTACTTGAAGCATATCGGATTGTAGATCCTGCTGTATACCTGCAGGTATATAACGATTATTATTTAAAGAAATATGCTACAGCATTGATTAAGAAACAATGGGGTGCAAACCTAATTAAATTTGAAGGGATGCAAATGCCTGGTGGAGTCACATTTAATGGTCGTCAATTGTTTGATGATGCTGTTGAAGACTTAGTAAAACTAGAAGAAGAAGTTAGGTTAAATTGGGAACAGCCAGTTGACTTCTACGTAGGATAATAAATGCCTAGAAACGTATATTTTTCTCAAGCCGTCAAATCAGAGCAAAATCTGTATGAAGACTTGATCATAGAATCTCTTAAGATATTTGCACAAGATGTCTACTATATTCCTCGCACTATTATTAGTCGTGATACCATCTTAGGCGAAGATCCAGCATCTAAGTTTGATGATGCATACCTAATAGAAGCATATATTGAAAATGCTGAAGGCTTTGATGGAGAAGGAGATTTATATAGTAAGTTTGGTCTTGAGATAAGAGACGAAGCTTCATTCATTATTTCTAGGAAAATATGGAATCAACGCATTGGTTTAAACGAAGGTACATTAAAGCCTGCAGAGGGTGATTTATTATATCTTCCAATGTCTAATTCTTTCTTTGAAATTAGTCTAGTTGAAGATGATAAACCTTTCTATCAGTTATCTAACTTACCAGTTTATAAATTATCATGCTCATTGTTCGAATATAACGATCAAGAAATGGATACTGGTATTGCTGCTATTGATAATGTAGAAACACAGTATGGTTATCAGGTTGGAATAGATGTTGCTGTAACAGGCGGTAATCACTTTACTCAAGGTGAGATTGTTACTCAAACTCTTTCAGCTGGTATTACAGTCTTTGGCGAAGTACAAGCTATTACCAAAACATCAAATACTGCAGCTACAATTTCTGTATCTAATATTGGAACTAAGGATACTACAAATGCTGCTACTGCTACAGACTCAGCCCGCGAATTTATAGTATCGGCAACTTCATCAGCTAATAATCTAGTAGGATCAAAATCTGGTAATACATGCGTAATTACAAACGTATATACATTAGCTGATGATGATACGAATAATACCTTTGCTTCAGATTCACAAGCTAAGAATGTTCAGTTTGAAATCGAAGGTGATAACTTTATTGACTTTTCTGAATCTAATCCATTCGGTGATCCATCGGAGACATTATAATGTTTGGTTCTCATTTCTATCATGCTACGGTTCGTAAATCAGTTGCTGTCTTTGGAACAATGTTTAATAACATTACAATTGCTCGTAAGAAAGGTGATGGATCTCTCATTAATCAACAGAAGGTTCCATTAGCTTATGGCCCTAAACAAAAGTTTTTATCTCGTCTAGACTCATTAACTGGTCAAGATGCGTCTGTTGCTTTAAAGCTTCCTCGTATGTCTTTTGAGATAACTAGTATAGAATTAGATACAACTAAAAAGCTTGGTAAAAGAACAACTATAACTGAACCAGGAACTACAGGTACTACGACTCAACGTAATGTAATTAAGCAATTTGCTCCATATAATATTAATATGCAACTTAATATCATGGCTAAAAATCAGGATGATGGATTGCAGATTTTAGAACAAATACTACCATATTTCCAGCCTGAATATACTTTATCTATTAAACCAGTAGACGAATTTGCTTCGTTTAAACAAGACGTACCTATTATTTTAAATGGTGTATCATTTGATGATCAGTATGAAGGTGATTACCAGTCTCGAAGAGTATTAATTTACAGCTTAGATTTTACAATGAAAATGTCATTCTATGGTCCGGTTGGTGATAATAAAGTTATTAGAGAAGTTAATATTGACTTTAATCAATCAGCTCAAAGCGCCAATAATATATCTGAAATGGATATAACTATAGGAAATAACGATACCGAATCGAGCTTTACAGTAACAACTAATATTGATTTAACTGACTTTGATTAATTATGTTTGATAAAAAAGATACACTAAAAAAATCATTAGAAAAAAATCTACCAGCTGAAACTAAACACGCTGAGGTAGATAAAGAGCTTACGTCTAAGAAAGATATAAATGATGATTATACTTTCTCAAGAGATACTTACAAAGAACTCATAAGTACAGGTATGGGATCACTAGATTCTCTTGCCGAAATTGCTCGTGAATCAGAACACCCCCGAGCATTTGAAGTATTATCAAAATCAATTAAAGACATTGGTGATGTAACTGATAAGCTGATGTCATTACAAAAGAGTAAGCAAGACTTAGTAGGTAAAAAAGAAGAACAAAGTAAAGTAACTAATAATAATATGTTTATAGGTAGCACTACTGATTTACAGAGAATGCTCTTAGACACTGACGAAAAAGTGATTGATGGCGACATTAAAGAATAATGAATTTGGTTATCTTGGAAATCCTAATGTAAAGAGAGACGGTGTCGAGGCTCAGTTTACACTTGAGGAAATCAAAGAATATAAAAAATGTATGCAGGATCCTGCGTACTTTGCAAAAACTTACGTTAAGATTATATCACTCGATGAAGGACTAGTTCCCTTTAATCTATATGATTATCAGGAAAAGATGTTTAATCATTTTAACGATAATCGATTTTCAATTGTATTGGCATGTCGTCAGTCTGGTAAATCGATATCATCAGTAGCGTATCTACTGTGGTTTACAATCTTTAATCCGGAAAAGACTATTGCCATACTTGCAAACAAAGGTGCTACTGCAAGAGAGATGTTAGCTCGAGTTACTCTTATGTTAGAGAACTTACCATTCTTTTTGCAGCCAGGTTGTAAGGCATTAAACAAAGGGTCAATCGAGTTTAGTAATAACTCAAAGATTATTGCAGCTGCTACGTCTGGTAGTTCTATTCGTGGTCTATCGATTAACTTACTGTTTCTTGATGAGTTTGCTTTTATTGACAATGATGCTACATTCTATACATCAACGTACCCAGTAGTATCATCTGGTAAAGATACAAAGATTATTATTACTTCTACAGCAAATGGTATTGGTAATGTATACCATAAACTGTGGGAAGGAGCTGTCACAAAGACAAATGAGTTTAAACCTTTTCGTGTAGATTGGTGGGATGTTCCAGGGCGAGATGATAAGTGGAAAGAGCAAACAATTGCCAATACTTCTCAGATACAGTTTGATCAGGAGTTTGGTAATACATTTCAGGGTAGAGGTAATAGCCTTATATCTGCAGAATGTTTACTTGCTCAAAAGGCTCAAGATCCAATATATACACAAGAGAATACATATGTTTATGAAAGACCGATAGAAGGTCATAATTATATTATGTGTGTCGATGTTGCGAAAGGTAGAGGGCAAGATTATTCAACCTTTAATATTATAGACACATCAGTCAATCCGTTTAAACAGGTTGCAACATTTAGAGATAATAATCTATCAGCATTATTATTTCCTGATATTATATACAAGTATGCTATGACATACAATGAAGCATATATCATTGTAGAATCAAACGATCAAGGTAGTGTTGTATGTAATGGTTTATATTATGATTTAGAATACGAAAACTTATTTGTAGAATCAACTGTGAAAGCTGGTGCAATTGGTGCTACAATGACTAAACGTGTAAAACGTATCGGTTGTTCTACATTAAAGGATTTTGTTGAGCAAAAGAAATTGCATATTGTAGACGCAAACACAATTATGGAGATGAGTACATTCGAAGCAAGAGGTACATCGTTTCAAGCATCGGGTAGTAATCATGATGACTTAGTAATGAACCTAGTCATGTTTGCATGGTTTGCTACAACGGATATATTTAATGGTATAACTGATATTGATATGAAGAATATGTTATACAAAGAGCAGCTGCAAGCGATACAAGATGATTTAATACCGTTTGGTTTTATAACAAGTGCAGCTGTAGACGAACCAGTAGTGGAAGTAGATAATACAGGGCAACAATGGGTTGTCCAAGAGCCTATCTCGAAACTATAAATATTATAAATAATAGTAATTGAGTAAGTATCGTATTATGAACACACACTATTTAACCTTTGAGAGGATATAAAGATGGCATTTCAAGTCTCGCCCGGCGTCGAGGTAAAAGAAATCGACGCAACAAATGTGATTCCTGCGGTATCTACTAGTATAGGTGGGTCAGTCGGATTTTTCACAAAGGGTCCCGTTGATACTCCAATTACTGTTAGTTCGGAAAAACAGTTAGTGGAAACCTTCGGTGAACCTACTGCAGCAACATTTAAATATTTTGGCCCAATGGCGGCTTTCCTAAAATACGGAAACGCGCTGAAAGTAATAAGAGTTGAAGGAGCTGAAGCTCTTAATGCAGCTGGTACAGCTGCTGCGGGTGATGCTACAGCTCAACTTATTAAAACTAAGGACGCATTTGATGCACTAACTCTTGCAGAGACTGCAGGTGATTTTATTGCACGTTCGCCTGGTGTTGAAGGTAATGCAATAGATGTACACGTTTGTCTAGCAAACAGTACTTCATTTACTGCATGGACCCATAAAGCACT